CATATAGTTTTCGAAAGATTGCTTGAGGTTCAGTATCAATATTACTAACAACCCATTGCCGCATAGTTTTAAAGTCTTTAGCTTTTAGAGCAGACATAAGAGATTTGATATTGGTATCATTCAAATCAACAAGCATTCCTGCATCAATTTTACCTGAAACAGAATAGCGCTGCATTTCATTTAGAACACGACGCCAATCTGGAAAGTGCTTAGTAATTAATTTAGCTACAGCATCAGGAACAAACTCTACGTTTTCTTTTTGTAGAATTTCACTTGCGCGTTTGAAAAATTGGCCAGCCAATTCGGGCTTTTGATCATTTGGAATCGCAAATTCATAAACCGAACAACGAGAATGGAGAGGTTCGATGATACGATTTTTAAAGTTACATGTCAAGATGAATCGACAATTATTCGCAAACTCTTCAATAAAACCACGAAGGGCTGGCTGAGTTGATTGTGGATTAAGATAATCAGCTTCATCAAGGATGACTACCTTATATCCACCATGAAGTGAAACAGTGGAGGCAAACTGTTTCACTTTATTACGCAAGGTATCGATGTTTCCCTCTTCCGAACCATTAACTAGAATATAATCTAGGTCAAGCTCATTACACAAAGCTCGAGCAATGGTGGTCTTACCTACACCGGCAGTACCAGTGAAAAGCATATTAGGCAATTCACCGGTAGCAATAATCTGCCTAAATGTTTCCTTGAGGGACAAAGGAAGAATAGCTTGTTCAACAGTACGAGGACGGTATTTTTCAACCCATAGAAAATCAGACATTCACTTACTCCATAATTTAGTAGATATATTATATAACAATTAGACTGATTTGTACACTACGAAGTGATAGATTCATACAATTCTTCGATTTCTTCTCGCTCTTGTTGAAACTGAGCAAAGTTTTGTTTATGAAACATCAATGCTAGTTTATTCAAATATTTTTTCTCAATATCGACTTTATCGCATAGATCTTCAATAATATTTTTCTGAAGATCTTTTTCTGCTTCTACACGAACTGCAGAATTAGACCATTCTTTCAAAGCATTTACAATGATTTCTCGCTGACCAGGATTATTCACTACCATCTTCAACAGATTCTCCATCTTGAGGTTGTTGTTTTTTTGCTTCTTCTTGAGCTGCTCGTACAAAAGTTGAGAATTTGTCATAGACTTGTCCTACTAGAGATAGTTCATTTGCCTTAAAGGCTCCACGTTCAGTTGCGGTATTAATAANCCGCAATGCATTCATTAGATCNTCTACACTTAGACNTACATCAGGTTGTTCACTCATATTATTCTCCAAAGGTTGAGTTCTTTTCAAGGGCTACCCAGTATTCAATCCGAGAGTTTTTAGCTTTGAAATTTGAAATTAGTTTACTAGAAATTGAAACATCGTAATCGTCATTTACAAATTTAAAGTTACCAATATTAAAAACAAACTTACAAGATGAGCCAGCACCAACAGATTCATCTAGATCAATCTCATAAGAGTTAGATGTAGAGTCCTTAGTGTCAGTCACAATAAGTTGCGGTGTAGAACCAGGTTCACACTTAATAACGCAATCTGTAACTCCGAGTGCACTAGCAGCTTTACGAAGGTTTGACATATCTTCAGCAGTAAGAGTAAATGTCACATCACACGGAGGCATTTGAACATCTTTACTAGGTGTAGTCAAAATGGAAGGTTCAGAGAAGAAGTACTTAACAGCACGTTTACCTTCAGTTACTCGAACAGATTTGAATTCGTTATCAAACATAAGATCGGGATCGTCAAACATATTAACAACACCGAGGAATTCATTCAAATCGTAGATACCAATTTGAGCTGGAATATCTTCAGCAATAGTAGCTGATGACATAATAGTTTTTGATTCAGACATTGTCTTGACGACATTGCCTGGATTCAATACAACATTTGAATTAATACCAGCAAAGTTCTTCAATGTTGATAGTGTTTCGTCACTTAGTTTCATCATTTATTTCCCATATGTTTTTTAGATACGTGATCCCACTCTTCAGGAGTAGCATCATCTATAGAATTACCAGTTGTGATAGTAATAGTATTATTATAATCCATATTGTCTACATTGTACATACCTGAAAGTGAAAAACTTTCACTATTTGTTAAATCAATTACAGTGCCATCAGGAATATCTAGAGTTTGCTCTTTTGCAGTTTCAGTATCATGAATGTACAATTGGATAAGAGCATAATGAAGAACCTTCATCAAGTCTTTTCGAGCATCTTCGCGAGTACCCTTTTTACCATATCGATTTGAGTACTTATCAACGTTGCCCATACAAAAACCAGTACCATGACCACGTTCAATAATTACTTCAGTTGATTGAAATTTATTAGTAGCATAGTGACCCTTATATGTAGAGTCAATATACGACTGAAACTCTTCAATCAAGTTGCGTTCGTTAAATTTATAATCAATCATTTAAAGCATCCAATAAAATATCATCTAAGGAAACATCAGATCCAAGTGTTTCTTCGATGGTGGGTTGAACATCAACCTTCGTATACAAATCAATGAAGGCCTCTTTAGTATCTTCGTCAAAACGATTTACACAAAGCTCAATTGCTTTTTGGCGATCATTAAAGATTGAAAAGCTTTGAACAATGTGACAAAGGCGACGAGTAGAAATGATTTCATCTACACCGTCATCTTCAAACGTTTTGCGAATTGTTTCACTCCATACAGTAAGCAAATCGGCAAATTCTTTATCAACACAATTATACTTTTCCATGTGCTTCATTACGATTTTGCGTTCAATTGAAGATGTAGGATAGGGTTGCTCGAGGGTGATTGTAAAGCGCTCAAGGAAGGCTTCATCGATGATAGTTGCTGCAATAAAGCGACCATCATCTGAGCCTTTACCCTTGGTGTTCGCTGTAGCAATCACATTAAACCCGTTTGAAGGAGAAACGACCTCACCAGTTTTTTTGATGAGAACGGGTTTACCCTCGAGCACTCCTTGTAGACACATGATCTTATTTGATCCACGATCGATTTCATCGATGAGGAGAATGGCGCCACGTTCCATTGCTTTGATGACTGGTCCTTTTGCAAAGACTGTTTCACCATNAACGAGGCGGAATCCACCGATCAGATCATCTTCATCTGTCTCAGGAGTTATTTGAACTCGTACNTATTCACGATTGGCTCGAGCACAAGCTTGCTCTGCCATCATGGTTTTACCATTACCAGAAAGACCAGTAATATAAGTTGGATAGAAAATTCGAGATTGGATGATTTTTTCAACATCCTTGAAGTTACCCCAGACAACATATGTATCTTCTTTTTGAGGGACAAAAACTTCGTCGTTAACAACAGAAGATACTGAAGTCATAGGAGCATTTACCTCTTCTTNTTTGAAAGGGACAACTTGCGCAGTAAGGCTATAAACACCACGCTTTACCTTTGGTTGTGACGTAATGTATTTATAAACTGGGCTTGCTTTCATGCCAAGAGATTTACCTACTTCAATAACTTCGTCTGGTTTGAAATCAGTACGGTTAGGATATTGACGAGCCAATTCTACCAGTAGTTCACGTTCATTAATCATAATATAGTCTCCACATCATCATCATTTATAAGTATATTCTACCATACTTCTCAGTGAATGTACACAGTTATTTTCACTTTTATGCAATTATTTCTGCAAATTTTGCTGATAGAACCCTATTACCTTTCTTAGAAGAAGAGTACTTCTTGAAAGCTTTGGTAATCTGGGCCTTTGAAGCGTTTTCATCAATTTCAAGTTCTTCGGTATCTGTATCAATAGATTTAGGATCCGACTTTACTACAAAGTAACGATCAAAGCCTGATACGTTATCCATACTTAAGAACTTTTGCTTATTGTATTTTTTGCGAAGATCTTTCAATTCTTCGGCGCTAATATGAGTATTGGAGTTTCTCCAAATAGCTCCATTGAAATCATGTGCTCGTTGAGCAAGGAAGAAGCCGACTGTAGTAACATCCATATTACGAAGCTGATTCAACAAGAAAGATGTTACTTTATGTGCTTGACGAGATACCTTATGTAGTTTACCTCTAATATTAATAATAGCTTCACCCCTATAACGAACATATTCGGAAGTATTTACACGAACATTATGACCATCACCATCTGAAAGAAGAACAAAGTTTACTTTTTGTACTGGATTTTTAGCTTTGAAATCTTCAATAATATATTTAGAAACCATTAAAGTTTCATTCAATGGAGTTCCACCAAAGTGTTCTACTTCTGAAATATAGCCCCAGCCATAATAATCAATAGAACGCTTCCACAAAGATTTAAAAGCGTCTTCATAAACTTCTTTTTTCATTTTAGAAGAAAGCAATTCAAATACTCGTTGACTGCGATGATCTATCTCTGCTTCACCGACATGAGAATATGCTCGACCCGCAGAATCACCTCCAGTAAAACCATAAACTTCAAAAGGAATGTTTACCTTTTTACAAAACATTGAAAGGTTCAAAACTTGCTTTAATGTTCCACCCAAGATGTCTGCCATAGAACCAGAGAAATCAATCATCATAACCATACCATGAGATTTTGCATCTGCAAGATTAGTTACACGAGCAAAAATATCATCAGTAAATTTATAGTTATAAAGCTTATTTACATCTAAGGAACCTGAACGAGCTGATTGAGCTCGACGAGTACGAAACGCAGCTTTACGCATTTCAAACTCTTTTGCGAGAAGATTAGTTACTTTCTTAGTTTCATCAATAAAAGCTCTATAGTCTTTTTCTTCAACTTCAATATTATAACCAGTAGCAGCACGAGATATTAGAACTTGATCGTANGTGAATAGCATATCTTTGAATTGGCTGCGAGTAATAT